TTCTGAAATATCATAATCCCCTGATTCTATAAAAGCTGCAATTAATGTTTTAACACCTGTTGCAGATACTTCATTAACCCCCGTTTCATGTTCCCAGTATTTAGTTGCTCCAACTAAATTACTTACACCATTAATTGTTGGAAATGTTGGAGTAAAGCTTGGATAAAATTCTGTTGCATAAGGTAAATCAAAAGATTCTGCATCTACATAAGTTGTTCTTGCTAATGATCCTGTCGTCCAAGTGTTTTCAAGATAGTTGTAAACTACGTTTCTATCAACCTGTGTTGATCCTGCTTTTGCATAATTCCAACCTACTTCATTGTATAATGAATTGTGATAGCCATATGTTATTTGGCTTGCATCAAAATTAAACCCTAAATTGTCTCCAGAATTTGTAAATACAAAGTCTTCAACAAGTGATGGTAATTGTTTAACCGTTCCATCATAGACAAAGAATCCACCACCAAATCCAATCCAAAACACGGCACCTTGTGCATAAACCATAGCATGTTGACCAACACATCCGCAGTTCGTTCCAACTTGTCTTACAGAGAATGTAAATGGAGGGCCAACAAATTGAATAACATAAGCTGCAACATCAGTAAGTACAAAGATATAATCTTTACCTTGTATAGCTCCGATAATCTCGTTACCCGTATCTAGTCTAAATGTTCCTGCAGTGTTAGTCACTGTTGGTGCGTAAGTGTTAATGTCTTCTTGATTTGAAAATCTTATAAACATTGGATCTTGTGTTGATGGTGTTCCAATAGTTGTCTCTGTTCCCATTAAAAATAAATGTCTATCTCTATCTGAAACAATGCTCATAACAGAAGCCGTTGGTGCACCAGATACAATAGTTGCTCTTGTTGATGTGGCTCCAGGAGTTGCAGGGTTCCAAGTAAACGTTGCTCCATTCTTAATTGTTGCAACTAGAATCTGTCCAAAATTATCGAGTGACCAGGATCCTGGTGCAAGTGTTACACCCGCAGTATTTGATTCTTCTCCCCAATCAACCCAAGATGTTGCATCAGTTACTACGTCTCCACTTAAATGATTTGCAGCAGTAGATCCGTTTGCACCTCTACCAGCCCCTGTAAAAGTAGTTGAAGTTTTACCTGAATAAGTAATTAATTCTGTATTAATATCTATTCTAGTTTGTGGATTTGCAGCAGCTGTTGGAAAAGCAGCCGTGCTAGCTACAGTAACTGTTGTTGTAGTATTATTAAGATTACCATTTAATGTAGTTGTAACTGAAGTTGGAATAGTTCCACCCCAATATCCGGTACCATAACCATAAGCAGGTGTTTGAAAATTAGGTCCGATAATAACATAAGGAGTTGTAGTAATAGTCCCTCCAGCCGTTACACCGGTGCCTGTTTCAGCAGTTGCCATAGTAACTGTAAAGGTTCCTGATGTTGGAACTGTTTTAACTTCAAAAGTATTTGTTGTAAAATCTGCAGAGGTATATCCCGTTGTAGGTGAACCTGGAGTTGTGACAGATGTAAATATAATATAATCACCCACCTCTAAACCATGACCTGCTTTATTAATAGTAACCGTTGTTGAACTTGTTGTAGATGTATAGGTGCATGAAGTTAAAGCCGTGCCAAGAGGTGTAATATCAAAAAAAGAACCCTGATAATAAATAACTAATAATTTAGAAGTACCAATAGCTGCATATTTTTTACCATCTAAAGCAGTCCAAGTAAGCTGGTCGCGCGCGACGCCCGCGAGGGTTTTATTAACTAATTCTTGCCAACCACCTATTTTCTGTGGTTCTCCATACCTAAATCTAACATTATCACCATCAATCCATTGCCCTTCGGCTCCGGTTGCAGTTTGTTGTTTATTAAATCCAGGTTTAAATTGTATCTTCTGTAAAGGCATAAATAACCTTTATATACATATATATTAATAAATACACTACTTTTTTGGCAGTAATCTCCTGTTTATTAAATTCAGTAAAACTTGATTATTTTAACAGTTTTAATTCCCAATTTTTAGTAATTACTACTGGATATATTTCATCTGTTGTTCCGTTTGGAAATTTTAATAAAGGTAAAGACATATATTTTTGATCTTTATTTGGAATATAATTACAATTATCTGGAATATTTACTTTATATTTTTTTAAACTCCATTCTACAGACGGATGACACAACCAATATATTTTTCTATAACAAAACCAACTTAAGGTACAATTTTTATTAACATGGCTCTTTAAAACTTTATAAAAAAAATCATAAACTCTTATATCTTCAACATCAGGGTATTCTTTAAGAGGAGCATCATCAAAAAAAATAGAATCAAATTTATTTAATGTTTTTAATTTATCTTGCCATAATCCTTCTACAATGTTTACTTTATTTTTTTGTTTTTTAGACCATTGTTTAAGTTTTTTTAAAACATTTTTATCAGATTCTATAATTGTATGTGATTTAATTTTATATTTTTGTATTTCTGTTGCAGAATAACCTAATCCAAATCCTATTTCTAATACATCACCTTTTGGATTTAAATTTTTTATTAAAGCTTTCATGTATGGTTTTTCCCATTCCATCATTACTTGAAAATTATTATTTTTTGTATCAATAAGAATATCTTTATTTTTTATATCTTTAGTAAAGATATTTTTTTGATTCATTTTAAATTATTTATTATTTTTTAAACCAGCTAGGAAGACCTAGATGTTTTCTTTTATCAAAGATGTTGTCTTTTGCACCTTTAGTTGCAGCATTATTGTAATGTAAAAATACTTGGCCACAATCTTGACCATCAAATGCTTCTCGCCAATGTTCTAATAAATTACCTCTATAAACTAACATATCACCAGGTTTTAAATTAACTTTAACACCTTTTGTGTTATCAGAAATATAACCTTTACCTTCTACAAGTCCTCCCATTTTAGGATTTGGTTCAATATAGATTGGCCATGAATCTCCACCTAGATTTAATGTTGTAGATATTTCACAACTGAATCTATCTTTATGTCTGTGTAATATATCTCCTTTTTTATAAATTCTTGCATATGAATAAGTTGGAATTAATTTTATTCCTGTTTGTTTTTCCATAATAGGTTGAACTAACAACAATAAAGTTTCCATAGCTATATCTGAATAATGAGAATAAGTATTAGGAACTTGGTCATCATTCCAAACACCAAACTCTGTAGTGAATGGAGATATATACCTTTCATCAAACATTGTTCTTGCAACTTGTCTTTTCATTAAAAAGTAATTATAAACAAAATTTGCAATTTTTGGATCTATTGCTTTTTCAATTACAATAAATTTATCTTTTTTAAAATTATATTTATACATTATATGTTTATCGTTATCATTTCTTTTGGGACCGCTTGTATGTTAAAATGAATAAATCTAAATGGTTCTTTACCATGATCCACCGCAAACTCATGTTCCATATAACCTGGAAAAAATAAAAGCACTCCAGGTTTGACTTTAAAATGTATGACTTCTGTTCCATAAGAAATTTCGTCTAGCTTTTTAAGATTTAGTTTAGTACAACGAGCACCTGTTCTAGGTTCATGAAATATTGGAAAAGAAGTATTTTCACTTGCTTTAAGAAAATAAAACCCACTTACATGTTGATTCCAGTGAATATGAGCAGAATGATGACCTCCACCATTTTTAGAAAACTCTTGTACCCAACTTTGTGAAATAAAAGTTGTATATTGTTGCATATCAAATCCTTGCCAATCTAAAAAATCTATAGATTTTTGCATAACATAATTATGAAAATCTTTAAATTTAGTATCATTAATTAATGTGTTTGAATGATAAGAAGTTCCAAAATCATTTGTTTTTTTAATTTCTGCTTTTTTTAATTCTTTAGCCTCTTTAATGTATTTATCTGTTTCTTTGTTAAGTAATTTTAAAAAATCTAATTTTTCTTCAAACCAAAAAGGTGTTTTAAAATATTCTTCTTTAAACATATTATTTATATGGATATCCTAAATTCCAAACAACTAAAGAATATCTTGTTCCTTTCGTAACGGGTTGGACTCTATGCCACACAAAAGAAGGAAATACAACTATAGAGCCTTTAGGAAGTATTTCTTTTACGGTCAACACATGTTTATCTTCATCACGCATGTGTGGATCATAATTTCTACAATCAAACTGTAATTCGCCACCTGTATATTCTGAACCATCGGTCAACTGACAAGTCATAGATAATTTTCTAATTTTACCATGACTATTTGGATCTTCTGGTTTATCATAAACTTTGTCCCAAGAATCACAATGCCAATCATAATATTGATTTAATTTATATTTTGTAAATTGACAAGACTCTGAAAAATCCCAATTAAAATTCCAACCTGCTAATTTATTTGCTTCATGTATATATGGTTGTATTTCTTTATAAATCCAAGTATCATTTAACCAAACTATATTAGAATTTCTTTTCTTTTTTAAATCTACAATCTCTTCTTCTTTTAATGGTTTTTCTTTTAAATTTCTATCTCTTCCATATCCACCTGTAATTGCTAAATCTTCTTGATGTTGTAGTCCATATTTAATAACTTCATCACAAAATTTTGGACTTAAAGCTGATTTAAAATACCAGTAATAATTAGATAAATTCATAAGTAGAGGTTAATATAAAATTTAATTGTTCTGATGTATTAGAAGTTATATGATATCTTTGTGTAGAAGGAAACATTACAAAATCATTGTCATTTAAATTTATTTCCCAACTTCTTCCTTTTCTTCTATTGTCATCATACTCTATAAATACTTTACAAGAATCTTTTCCAACATTTACTCCATATAACATTACATAATCTGGAGAATTTCTTAAATCTACAGGATCAACTTGTAGTAATGAATTTGAATATTTTCCTGGACTATAAATATCACCGATTGTTTTTTTAAGAACTAATGAAAAATTATAATTTAATCTAATATGCTCACATAAATATGTATTTAACATATCCCAAGATCTTGAAAATGGAAATTCTTTATTATGTATAATAGATAGTAAAATATTTACACTTAATTCTTCTCTATCTATTTCAAAATTTTCAGGCATTTTTATTTGCCCAAAATATAATCCTATTTCTGATAATACTTTCTTTTGCATATATCTAAAAATAGATATATTAAAATTTTATATTAATGTAAAGGGAGATTAATAAACTTTATAATCAACTAAATTCCAAGACTGATTTTCTTCGTTCCAAATATATGCCCATGTATTGGTATTCGCTGTATTTTGAGAAATTTGTTCTTCAGTTAATGAAGGTGCATCACCAATTGGTGATTTCCAAGACGCTGTTGAGATATCTTTTATCCATGAATTATATGGTTTTTTAGGCCAAAAAATTTTATTTTCTTCATCCCAAGTATAACCAATACATGCATAATTTCCTCTAAATGGTATTCCACCATTTTTATGTTTTCCACGCCATGTATTATATGATGTTTGAATCCACATATGAGCAGGCCAATTATTATGTTTTTCTAAATATTGTTGACCTACTAATTCATCTTCAAGATTAGAAGCATTTAACATATCACTATTGTTTAATGTTAATATCATTAAAACTCTTTTATCTTCCCCTATTTTTGCAAAATGTGCCATAATTATTTAAATTTATATCGTATAACCACAATACCAGATCCTCCACCACCAATACCGTACCCTGATCCACCTCCACCAGTATTAACTGTTCCATTATTTCTTGCAGATGCACCACCTCCTGCTCCTCCTGTTCCTCCTCCTGGACAAGTTGTTCCAGCACCACCTCCTGCAAACCATCTTCCAGGAGCTGGTCCTGGTGTTCCGTATGATGGAGCTGTTGGTCCAAAAAATGTTGTAGCTATTGGAGAACCATTTCCTCCATTACCACCTGGTTGATTTCCACCTGGTGCACTTGCTCCACCTCCTCCTGCTCCATTAAAAGGACTAAGTTGCTGAGCTGGGCTGTCTCCTCCAGGATTACCTTGAGGTGGACTTACTGGAGGTGTGTTACCTGTTCCACCTGGTGATGGTCCAAAATATCCT